CCAGCAAGCGAGTGCTCCTCGTTTGAAAGGGGCTCCGGTAACGGCTCCCCCGACTGGACCATTGGACAACCAGACGGACTACCAAACGGTTAGCGCGGAGGATATCCGCAATATGCCGATGGATCAATATGTAAAAATGCGTGAAAGATTACTATCAGCTAGCCGGTCCCAAAAGGGCCGTTATTAAACCCTAAAACCCCTATCCATCGGAGGAAATAAAAATGGCATTACCCGCACCCGCAGGTGGAGCAATTACTGGTGTAAATTCTGGTGCAGTCACTGGATATACAGACGGTAGTTCCGCTCTATCTCCCGCAATCCAGCAAATTTGGTCAAAGGAAATCCTTTTCCAGGCCATGCCCGTGCTTCGCTTCGAACAGTTCGCTGTTAAGAAGACCGAACTCGGTGTCATGCCCGGTTTGACCATCAAGTTCATGCGTTACAACAACCTTGAGGTAAGCGAAACCAGTGGCGCTTCGCTAACCGAAGGTACTCGTATGGAGCCCAAGGCTCTTACTGCTAACCAGATCACCATCACTGTTGCAGAACAGGGTCAAGCAGTAGCCGTCACCGAGCTCCTACTCAACGCCTCATTTGACGACGTAATGGCCTCGGCTTCGCGCCTCCTTGGTCGTCACATGGCACAGAGCATGGACATCCAGGCCCGCAACACCCTGTACTCGAATGGTATCCCATTCGGTACCGGAAGCACCGCCGTTGCCCCCAGCGTAGTGTTTGGTCGTACCGCTGCTGCAAGCCGTGGTTCAATCAGCCCCTACGATGCTGGTACCCTTGGCAACTCAAGCGCCCCTGGTTACCTCAGCCCTGCAGCCATCAAGGACGCAGTTGAGGTTCTTGCTGGTCAGAACATCCCACGCCTAGGCGACACCTACGTCTGCTTCGTTCACCCAAGCCAGAGCCGTTCACTCCGTGACTGGCCCGAGTTCATCGAAGTCACCAAGTACGCTGCCCCCGGCAACTTCATGCTTGGTGAAATCGGTCGTCTCTACGACGTAGTGTTCATCGAGACCACTCAGGTTAAGCAGGGTCTAACCACCCCAGCAGACTTGAACCCCAACCTCGCTGGAAACCAGGCCCCTGGAGCCAACTCCTACAGCGCCATCATGATCGGTGACAACGCCTTCGGTCACGCCATCTCCCTCCCGGTTGAACTCCGTGACGGTGGTGTCATTGACTTCGGTCGTGAGCATGGTCTTGCATGGTACGCCATCTGGGGCTTCGGTGTAATCACCCACGAGAGCCGAGTAATCATCAACACCTTGGGTGGTGCAATCTCCTGAAGTGTTTAACAAAACATACACACTAAAATGTGTGTAAATGGTGTAATATGGGTGGGGGGAAACCCCCACCCATTCCATTTACAATCAACAATTAGGAGCAACAAATGGTACGCAAACAAACACCAAACTTTGCTGAAGTAAGCGATGTTGAAGAAGAAGCAGTGGTAATCGAAGAGCCCACTGTAATCACAAACGCTAACGATGGTTTAGTAAAGGCCCGAGTAAAGGGAACCTGGAAGATGTTTTGGGGACAGGCTAGCTATGACTTTGAAGATGGTAAGTCATACAAACTCCCCTCAGACCTATTTAACTACCTTCGTAAAAATGGGAACATTTACGACACGATGAGCTGAGGTTCGATGGCACTCATTATCCCAAACGCAACAGATATCAATGGCAGTAAGTTTGCTGCCTTTGACCAGGCTGAGCCGGATTCCCTAGACTTTCAAATTCTTGGAGATAGGTCTAGCGGAGTTCTATCAGGATGTTCGGTAACTGCTGTAGTTGGTGACTTATCTAAGCCACGTACAGTTAACGTCGCTACTGGTAAGGTCGTTGTAAAGGGAGTTGTATACACTGTTAACGGTGTTAACGTGGACCTTCCGGTGCCACCTGCTACGACAACCTACAGATTTGATTTGATAGTTGTTAGAGTTAACAGTGTAGCTGGAACATCTAGTGTTATAGTCATCTCAGGAGACGCTAGTAATACTAACCCAACTTACCCACAAACTTACGATAGAGTTTCTGGTATTCCAGACTCCAGTAGGCACATCGACACAACAACTGACGTTGTGTTGGCAGCAGTTTACCGTGACAACTCAGCAGCAATCAGTGCTAAATATGTAGTTGATAAGAGAGTAAACACCCAATCCACGACTATCGGTCGAGGTAACGAAGTACCAACCAATGACTTTGGTGTAGATGGTGACTTCTACTACAAGAATGTAGCTGGGTCTACTGGCTCTGGTGTGTACGTAAAAAGAGATGGTGCTTGGGTGGAGTTGTTGCTGCAGTCAAACTCAGCGACGATAAACCCCGTCGGTGCAATAATCATGTGGCCCGGAGCCTCAGATCCGTCGCCAGTTACTGGTTGGAAAGAATGCAACGGACAAACTCTCCCAACACCAAACTCTGCTTCTGACCAATACTGGGAGTTGTACCAAGTTATTGGAACCTACTACAATACTGGTGGTGAAGTAGGTGAGTTTAGGCTGCCTAACCTACAGAACAAGTTCGTGTACGGTGGTGACAATGCAAACGTATCCACCTCTGGTGGAAGCTCCCAAGTTTCGCTGAGTGTCAACAACCTGCCATCCCACTCACATGGACTAAACAACCACACTCACTCGGTTGGTGAACACGTTCACGCTATAACTCACACACATACTGGAACAACTGCAGGGAATGGTGGACATAACCATAGTGGTGGAACCCAAAAAGGGTACACAGGCGGTGTTGTAATCCGCCTTAATCAGTACATTGCTGGAAGCCAGGCTGAAGAGATTGGGTACTTGGCTGGGTACTCGGCTAACTCAGACGGCATTATTGATGGGTTAAACACTGCTTTCCAGGGTATGCAGGTTTACTGGGCACCTACGACAAGTGATGTAGGAAACCACACACATGAAATTTCGTTGACGTTCACAGGTAACTCCAGTTCTCCTATAAACGCCGTTGCTACTGGAGCTCCAAACCCAACCTCTGGTGCTCTATCCACAACTGAAACATCTGGTGGTAACTCCCCAATATCCATACTCCCTCCGCACATGCGCATGAGATGGTTCATTAGAGTAAAATGAGTGAGAAGATAGACCCACCTAGTGGGACAATCGAAGAAATAAAAATAAAAAGAATAACAACTGCTACTGCTATGAGGTACACACAACCAGCGGTAAACCAGCCGAGCCAAAAAACTGTGCCAGGAAAAGATTCAGCAGACACCCCTAGTTAAGGCATAGGTTACCAATGGCAACTATTGAAGATATCGAGACAATAGCTAGGACGTATCTTCGTGACTTTCCTAAGTTCTTTCAAACATCTTTTGATTATGTAGGTAGAACCTACGAACTAGGGCACATAAATATTGATGCTCCCTCGTTGTGGGTGGCTGCTTACAGTGCATCTTCCGGCTCTGCCTCCGTAATCCCTTCATCAGATGTGTCTATTGATGAAAGAAACGGCGTCTTAAGATTAAAGAATTCCTATGGAGCCAACACCAAGATAATGGTAGAAGGTTACTACTATGAATGGGTTACACCAACAGACCTAAACTTCTACACAAAGAGGGCAATAGAAAAGCACCTTCACACAATAAACTTGGCCATAGACCACCTTGCTGACGTTGTTATAAACGCTATTGGAATAGCCGCAATTTGTGAGTCCCTGTGGGCGCTAATGACAGAGTACAGCAGAGATATTGACGTGATTACCTCAGAGTCTGTTCACATACCCGCCAGCCAGCGATTCCGCATGGTTCAAGGCCTACTAGCTCAGTGGGAAAAGGAATACGAAAGACACGCTGCCAACCTAAACATTGGATTTGACAGACTAGAAGTAATGAACCTCCGTCGTACGTCTAGAACCACAAACAGACTTGTACCTCTTTACAAATCTAAAGAACTTGGTGACTATTCTCCGTTGGAAAGACTATGGCCAGAAATTGATGAGGGCATAGTTAGCCCAGAGACTAAGGACGACAAGCTTAGAGAGGATGTTTACATTGACACTTATCCTCCAGCTGGCCCAACTACGGATGCATTCTACTAATGAACCTTCACACAGAGCTTTCGTTAATAAATAAACACTTCATAAAACGCCACAAAGACTCTGGTGAAGAGTTTGTCG